CCAAAGGCAAATTTGAAAAATATCAGATGCCCTATATTCATCGCAGTAATTTGGTTCCGATCAAGGACGAGAATGGCAAAGACTTTGATCTGGATAAATTGCGTCAAATGATTACCAAGCGACCCGCCGCCCTTCTCAGCCGTAATAAGAAGATGGAACATTCCGGTGGCACTGATCGGTTTTTTGATATTGGACTTCCCGCCCTCAAGGGATTAGCGGTCAACGAAAAGAGCGGAGAGTTCGTCATTGTGGATACCTGCCCCGGTGCAGGAACCTGTAAGACCTTCTGTTACGCGATGAAGGGTGGATATGTGCAATTCAAAGCCTCTAGTTTGGGGGCGACTCGCACCTTGAACTTCTTGCTCAATGACCCCGAAGGCTTCAAGCACATGCTGACCACAGAAATTGCGATTCAGGTCAAAGCCTCAGCGAAGAAGAATCAGAAGGTGATTATCCGTTGGCATGACGCAGGAGATTTTTTCAGCCCTGAATATATGGACGCTGCCTTCTCTGTGGCAAAACAATTTCCAATGGTGGAATTTTATGCGTATACCAAGATTGCCGCCGTCGCCCAAGCCAGCAATAAGCCAGGGAACTTCATCTTCAATTTCAGTGGTGGGGCGCAGCCTTCACAAGAAAAACTGATTAGTTTTGTCACCACCAAGCACAGCCGCGTAGTCCCGAAGAAGTTGTTTGATGATCTCATTATGCGTGAAGGACGTAAGCAGACCAAAGACGAATTAGGTCGTATGCAATTCAAGAGTGCTGCCGACCTTGATATCTTTAGGCATCGTCTAGCCCACCAATACGCCATCGGTGATATTGCCACCATCATCACCTATGATGAAATGATGAAAACGCCATTACTCAACCCTCAGCACCAAAAGGAAAAGGGGCTGTCTTATCCATATTGGAATGTCCTAGTCTGGTCTGGACACGGTGACGATAGTGCAAACCGACCTGATGTTCTTGGCACGTATCTGTTGATTCACTAAGAGGTATATCATGGTCACAATTTCTGAAGCCGCGATAGCGAAGATCAAGGTATTCATGGCTGACGATGCCGAAGCCAAGGGGTTGCGCGTCTATGTCAAGGGCGGCGGCTGTCATGGTTACTCTTATGGCATGGCACTAGAATCCAAGATTGAAGAAGATGATACGGTCATTGAAAAGGGTGGGATCAAGGTCGTTATCGACTCACAAAGCGCGCCGATGCTTGTGGGGGCAGATATTGATTACACGGACACGCTGCAAGGATCAGGCTTTGCAATCAAGAACCCACAAGCAAAAAGTACTTGTGGATGCGGGAGTTCATTCTCATAAGGACCTATGCCTACTAATCAATACTTCAACTTCTTTCCTGAGACAGTGACCTCAGAGCAATTGCTCATTGAGGACTTGGTGATAGAAGCCAACAAAATTCATGGTATGGATGTCTATTATCTGCCGCGAGAATCGCGTGACCAGATTGACAAACTCATGGGTGAAGATCAACTCAAGACCTTCCCGCAAGCCTACATTATTGAGATGTATGTGGAAAACATCGTGGGGATGGATGGGGTTGGGGATATTATCAGTAAGTTCGGTATGGAAATCCGCGATGAAATGACCCTACTGGTGTCGCGCAGACGATTCAACTTTACCATTCCTTCCTTGGTCAGACCCCGCGAAGGAGACATCATCTATGTCCCCCTCATGCAAAATTTCATGGAGATTACCTTCGTGGAGCATGAAAACCAACAAGCGATGTTCTATACCTTGGGGCGTGGTCGAGGGGGCAATGTGTATGTCTACGCACTCAAGTTGAAGCAGTTTGTGTTCTCCAATGAACGTATTCAAACAGGGGTTGATGAAGTGGACGATCAGATACTTGAATCCTATCAACTCACGAATCTCGTCTTGACTGCGGGCGGCACAGGCACCTTTGATGTGGCGAACAATGAAATTGTATATCAGGGGGCGAATGTAGCATACGCGAATGCGTTTGGAACCGCGCACACTTGGTATTCTGGCAACAGCACATTGGGAATTGCGTTGGTGAACGGGTTGTTCTCCAATACCGCGAACGTCAAGGGGGCGAACAGCGGAGCGACATGGATTATGGCAAGCCTTGACACGAACACGCCTCTGGACTTGCAGTTTGAGGATACCGTGGACAATAAGATTCTAGAGACTGAATCCAATGCGATCCTTGATTTTTCAGAACAAAATCCCTTCGGTGACGCATAATGCACAAACATCATATTATTCAGAGAAGTCATATCTCAGAAAGCAAAAGAAGCCTGGAATAATCCAGAGTTGAGAAAAAGAATGTCAAAGAAACCTAGCGATACCAAAAATTATTCTTCTGCGGCAATAACTCGTCACGCTAATCCTATCCATAAGGAAAAGCACCGACAGGCTGTTATTGCATCATGGCAGAAGAGAAGGATGGGTGAGTAAAATTTTTGGGCATAATCCATATTACCACCGCAGCATCCGAAAGTATGTGACACTCTTTGGCAACTGCTTCAATGATATCACGTTGGTTCGCCATGACACCAACATGGTTGAGAAAGAACGCTGCAAGGTGCCGATCTCGTATGCGCCGAAAGAGAAGTTTATTCTGCGTCTCCAAGGTGATCCCACACTCACCAAGTCCATTGCGACCACCGTTCCGCGCATGTCATTTGAAATGGTGAGCATGCAGTATGACGCGGCGCGTAAGCAGCAGTCCACGATTCGCCACATGACCACCCCGGCAGTGGGCATTGCCACGACCAGTTCTCAATATGTGGGGGTGCCGTATAACTTTGAATTTTCCCTATCGCTGTATGTGCGTAACATAGAAGATGGATTGCAGATTGTTGAACAAATTCTCCCCTTCTTTACACCGGACTACACGGTAACCGCGACGGTATCGCAAGAAGTCAATATCATCAAGGATATCCCGATCATCCTCAAAGGCGTGACAGAGAAGATTGACTATGAAGGTGCCTACGCTGATGGCACGCGCATGATAACCTGGGATTTGGAATTCACTCTCAAGGGATGGTTGTTTGGACCGGTCGCCAATTCTAAGATCATCATGGGAGTCTCGGCAAACATTGCGAACGCGAATGCGGTAGTGACTGGTGGGATCGTGGTCAACTTGCTGGAAACCCGCAATGTCATTACCATGAATACCGCTACTGGGGTGGAAACCACCAATACGACAACGGGGGTTGATGCGTCGATCTGGATTTACCAAAACCCGATTACTGCCAATGTTGATTCGGATTACGGCTATACCACATTTATCAATGAATTTCCTAACGCATAATAGGTGAACATCATGGCATCGTTGAATGAGATTCTTGACATTGACATTAGCCCGCCTGCGCCAATCCAAAAATCACCTACACAAAATACTGTAGCCGTGATTGCGGCAATGCCTGATGTCTCCCTCACCACCAATAATTCTGTCAGTCAGGATGCCTCAGACGCACGCAATAACGTCAGGCTCATGGTCGCAATGGGCACACAAGCCATTGGAGAACTCCTTGCGCTCTCGCGTGAACTCAAGACTCCGCGCACCTATGAAGTCTTTGCGAACATGCTCAAGACTATGACAGAACTCAATAAAGACTTGTTAGAAGTCCACCAACAGGAAGCCACACTCGTTGACCCACCAGACGTAACTCCAGTCACTATTGGCACCGTGGTCTTTACAGGGTCCACTGCTGAACTTGCGGAAGCAATCAATCAAAAACGCCAAGAAAAGAAGATGCGTATAATTGAAGCCAAAGCAATTAGCATAGATAATGTAGGATAATATGGCTGTTACCGGAACGAAGAAACCTAAAGAGTCTTTCAAAATTATGCGCGTGGCGGAACGATTCTATCTGAAGAATCCCCGCCTCAAGCGTGCTGGTGTCAAAGAACAGTTCACTCAAGATCAAATCAATGAGTGGACCCGCTGTGCACATGACCCCATCCATTTTATTCGGACCTATGGTAGAATTATCCATGTAGATCGGGGAGTCATCCCGTTTGATTTGTATGATTTCCAGCAAGAGATCATAGAAGCCTACTTCATTGAACGTAAGGTCATCGTCAAGCTGCCTCGTCAGATGGGGAAGTCCACCACCACAGCCGCCTTCTTCTTGTGGTATGTCCTCTTCCAGCAACACAAGGTCTGTGCAATCCTGGCGAACAAAGCACCGATGGCACAGGAAATCCTGAACCGTATCCAGTTGATGTATGAGCATTTGCCTTCGTTCATGCAGCAAGGTATCATTGAATGGAACAAACGCTCTATCACTCTGGAAAATGGGTCGCGCATTCTTGCCGCCGCAACCAGTTCAAGCGCAATCCGAGGATACTCCTTGTCAATGGTGTTCATGGACGAATTTGCGCACGTCCCTGATAATATCGCTGAGGACTTCTTTACCTCAACCTTTCCGACTCTTTCATCAGGAAAAGAAACGAAAATCCTCATTGCCTCCACTCCCAAGGGGTTGAACCACTATTGCGAATTCTGGAACGATGCGCTATCAGGCAAGAATGACTTTGTGCCGATTGAGTATCCGTGGAACAAGATTCCAGATCGTGACTTGGTATGGTTTGAGGAACAGCGACGAACCCTGGGTGAAATGAAGTTCCGCCAGGAAGTCCTCTGCGAATTCTTGGGTTCATCGGATACCCTGATCTCAGGAGCGACCCTTGCGCTGATGGTCCTGAACAAGCGCGAACCCATCTTTGAGGATGGGGGATGGGTGGTCTATGACCAACCACAGGAAGATCATACCTACGTCATTTGCGTTGACCCGGCTAGAGGACTCGATCAGGACGCGAGCGCGTTTTGGGTGGTGGACGTGACGCAACTTCCGTATCGAGGTGTGGCACAATTCCACAGTGCGTCCATTGCCCCGATGGTGTTCCCAAACCTGATTTACAACGCAGCGGTCAAATATAATCGCGCATTCGTCCTCGTTGAGATCAACGATAACGGGCAGCAAATCGTGGACATGTTACACTACGACCTGGAATATGAAAACATTTTCAAACTAGAATCAACCCAAAAGACGGGCGCGAAGATTGCTGGTGGATATAAGAAATCCATGCGTCTAGGGTTGCGTATGACTGAATCGGTCAAGCGTATCGGGTGCCTGAACCTCAAAGCCATTCTAGAAGGTAACAAACTCCTGATTCATGACTTCATGACGATCACCGAACTCAGCACCTTTACGCAGCAACTCCAGACCTATAAGGCTGAAGTCGGTAAGCACGATGATATGGTTATGTGCTTGGTGATGTTTGCCTGGTTGGTGACTCAGAAGTATTTCCGAGAAGCCCAAGGGTCCGACATGAGCATGGCAAAAGCCTTGGAAACCGAACAGGAGCGAGCCACAGAGGATGATCTAGTGCCGTTTGGACTGATTGACACGGGCTTGGAGGACCCCTTTACGGTGGACGATGGGGATTTGTGGGTGGACAGCCGTGGAATGGACCCACAAGAGATGATGAATTTTATGAAAAATTACGTGAAGCGAGCGCAAGGCAACTGAAAACACGAAAAACATAAATAGTTCAACGAAGCACACCTTCAATCCCT